GAGAGCCAGTCGCACCTGCGGCTGGAACTGACGCATCAGTTTCAGAAGGCAATGTCCGAGTTGGAGAACAAATTGCTAGAGAAATTAGGGAGCCAATTGGCATGCCTCTCCACGAAGTTGGACGGTCAGCCGTCAGATTCAGAGAGTGCCAAGCAACTCACTCGTCGGCCGCGGTCAAGGCCGCGCAGGAGCGCTTCCCCGAGCTCCACGAGTACTCGTGGCCGGAGCGCGGATCCTCAGCCGAGTACGCCTCCCTTACCCTCCAAGCAGAAAACCACCGCGCAGTACCAGCCCCGCCAAACTTAATCGAGGCCTGCGACCGGTTGCTGCTAAAGTACCCCCGTGGTCCAGTTGATCCCGTGCTTCGTTCGTGGGATGAAGTGGAATTAAAGAAACGCCTACTGTCGATTGTTCGTACAGAAATTAAGCGTGATGCTTCTCCCGGGGCGCCTTTTGCAGCTATAGCTGCTACTAACGAGGAATTAATCAGCAAGCACAGCCTCATGCTAGTCAACTGCGCTTACGAACGCCTGTTGCTTTTAGCTTCAGATGCCGATCTTAGCCACGCTACCGCAGTTGATCTAGTAGAGAACGGCTTCTGCGATCCTGTGCGAATATTTGTCAAACAGGAGCCGCACACCAGGAAGAAGATGAAGCAACGCCGGTATCGATTGATATCGTCCGTTTCCGTCGTGGACCAGATTGTAGAGAGACTGCTCTTCGGAGCACAGAACCGTTTTGAAATCGCTCTATGGTCTGAGATTCCTTCCAAGCCTGGCATGGGCCTAGCCCTACGAGACCAGGCTCAGAAGCTGTTCTCTGATCTCAAAATGAAATCCAGTCGAGCCCGAGCTGCTTGTGCAGACATCTCGGGATTTGATTGGTCCGTCCAAGAATGGGAGTTTGAGGCGGAACTATATATGAGATTGAAATTAATGGAGCCAAGCCTTAAAGACAATCCGCGTCTACTCAACGCGGTACGAAACCGGTTTGCTTGTTTCAGTCTCAGTCTGTTTCAATTGTCAGATGGCACCTTGATTGCGCAGGAGCTGCCTGGCATTATGAAATCAGGATCATACCTGACATCTTCCATGAACTCAAGAATCCGCTGCTTGATGGCGGAGATCATTGGCGCCGAATGGTGCATAGCCATGGGAGATGACTCTGTGGAGGCGTTCGTGGAGGACGCTCCAGCCAAGTACCTTGCTCTGGGACATACCTGCAAGGAATACGAGCTGTGCCCCACAGACTTTGAGGGCATTTTGGAGTCCGTCGAGTTTTGTTCGCACAAGATTGAGGCGGAGGGTTCCTTTCTGGTTCCCTGGGCCAAGACCCTCTACAGGTATTTGAGTTCCAAGACCCCCCAGTTCCATGATATAGAATTTGAGCTGGGAACTAACCCCCATTGGCCATCTATTCGTCAATATCTAGAGTCGGTGCAATTGGCTCCATCGACAAAACCATTCTAGAAAGATGGCACCACGACGCGGTCCAACCGCGAAGAAGAGACCTAATGTCCGACGAGCTTCAAGAGCGGGCGCGGCGATTCATAACGCCCCCGTAGCTCGGAGTTTGAGGACCCCAGTTGCAGGTCCTAAGACCACCACCTCCCGTAGCGGAAATCGCCGAGGATCGTCCATTACGACGGTTTGCAATGAAGAGCCTATGGCCTTTATCACGTCCTCAGCGGTTGCCAACACCGAGGTAGTAGGAGCTCTCCCGCTTTCAGCTGCATCTCCTGCCCTCGCGTGGCTTCAACAAATAGGAGCCAACTACAGCCGCTACCGCTTCCGGTCGTTGAAATGCTGGTACGAACCAGTGTGCGCTTCGACCACTCCCGGCCAAGTAACTTTGGTTATGGTATTCGACGAGAATGACATTGGTACGCCAACTACCACCAACATTCTACAAACCGAGGGAAATAGGAAGTCATCTGTGTGGGACAAAACCGATATGGTGATGTACAACCCACAGAGAGCGCAATTCCGGTGGT